TCGCGGCGTGGCTGTAGTCTCCCGATGTCGCGGCGTGGCTGTAGTCTCCCGATGTCGCGGCGTGGCTTTGGTCTCCCGATGTCGCGGCGTGGCTGTTGTCGCCCAATGTCGCGGCGTGGCTGTGGCAGCCCGGGGTCGCGGCGTGGCTGTGGAAACCCAATGTCGCGGCGTGGCTGTGGTCTCCCGAGGTCGCGGCGTGGCTGTTGTCGCCCAATGTCGCGGCGTGGCTATGGCGGCCCGATGTCTCTTCTTTGGCCTTGCCGATGATGTAACCCACGGCCTTTTCCATCAGGCTCCCGAATTTCACCTCGGCCTTGACGGTCAGCGTTGCGCCGCAAACCTTGCTATCGCTTTCGCTTTTACGCTCAACTTCGCCAGCGTATTCAACGATTGCAAAACGAGACCCTATCAACGGATAGTAGTTCAGCGTGTCCAGCGGGTTTTCGCAGGCGTGGAAGCCCGAACTGCACATTTCTACGTGGCCATCGTGGGTATACGTCTGCCCAACCTCATACTGGAAGCCACGGCACTGCATGTTTTCATTAAAAGCCTTATAAGCAATCAGAGAACCCTTGGCGGGGCTTTGGGTAAATTGTTGGGTCATTTGCTTTTCTCCTTTATGTCTCGTCATAGCAGCACAGCCATCCCCAGAAGGATGATCAACCGGCTCATGGCACGATGGGCAGAATTGCGACAAAGTTTCTTTAATCATTTTGTGCATTCTTTCATGGTCGGCGCGCTCGTCAGGTGCCATAGCGTCGAGAACTTCTTGCTCTGTATCAAACCAATAGTCTAAGCACTGCAATGTGTGGACAACGCTAATCATCACATCCCCCCATCAATCAACGCATCGACAGCCGCTTTTAGGTCATAATACGCGCTGCGGCGCGCAATCATTGCGCTTTCGATGGCGTCTTTGTCGCTTGGCACCTTGGCGCGGTTACGCGCGTCTGTCTCACGATCCAAAGCGCTTTCAATACGCTGCACGGCTGCTTTGATTGCTAGATGATGTGTGATTATACTCATTGTCGCTACTCCTTTTCATCACCCGACTATATGCAACACGATTTACACTTGCAACACCTTTTTGGATTGTGTATCAAATTAACAGCCGCCTTAGGCGCGATCACCATTCGGCGTTATGGCCCGACACCTTAACGTAAACCTTATGGATAAAAACTCGCGCCCTTTGGGGCCGGGGTCTGGGGCGGCTAACACAACAGGAGATGCAAGATGAAACGCACCAAAGTCATTCACGCCCGCGTGACGCCAGAAGAACATGACCAGATCGCCAAGGCCGCTGAAAAGGCTGGCCTGTCAATCACGCGCTACGTTCTGCGGGCTGCGCTGGGCAAGGCGTGATGGTCAATGGCAGGAACAAAGGCGCGTCGTTTGAACGTCAGGTCGCCAAGATGCTGCACGAAGAACTAGGCGTCAGCTTTAAGCGCGACATCGAACAGTACCGCGCAGCCGATCACGGCGACTTGGTGCCAGACGATCCTGACTTCCCGTTCATCATAGAGTGCAAACGCTATGCCAACGGCACAGGCTGCGCACCACAATGGTGGAAGCAGGCCGAACGCGCGGCAGACGCAGAAGGCAAGCTGCCCTGCGTGATCTATAAATTCGACCGCCGGGACATTCGATGCGTCGTGCCGCTCACGGCGCTATACAAGGCTTTCGGCAGTGAATGCCGAGCAGACCATCAGGCAGAAATGACGCTTGAGGCGTTTTGCTGGATCGCAAGGGAGATGATGAATGACTGACGGCTTTACAAAACACGGCATCAACCATCTATCCGCGTCCAGCATCAACCTGTGGGCCAATGCGCCCGATGTCTGGGTGATGTCCTACCTGTTCGGCAAGCGCACCCCTATGGGGCCAGCGCCGTGGCGCGGCATCTGTGTCGAGGACGCGGTGGTGCATACGCTCATGGGCGGCAGCGAAGCCGAGGCTATCCAGATGGCGCACGACAAGTTTGACAAGCGATTCTTGATTGGTGACGAGGCGACAAGCAAAGAGCGTGCCATGATTGAGCCGATGGTGCAGCAATCGGTTGAAGAATTGCTTGAGTTTGGCAAGCCTGAGTTTTCAGACGAGAAAAGCAAGCAGGAAAAGATCAGCATCACGGCCAAAGGTGACGGCTGGACGATCCCTGTGATCGGCTACCTTGATTTAGTGTTCCCGCAGCATGGCACAGTCATTGACCTCAAGACGACAGGCCGTGTGCCGTCAAAGATGTCGGCTGACCACCAGCTTCAGCGGTGCATCTACGCAGCCGCCAAAGGCAACATGGCCGTCAAGTTTCTCTACGTCAGCGGCAAGAAATCTGCCCTGTTGGAAGACGGCGACGTGGCCGAGACGCTGGCAACTGCAAAAAAGCAGATCGCAAGACTTGAAAGTTTCTTGCAACACTGCGACAAAGAAACGGCGCGGAAGATCGTGCCACACAATCCGGGAAGTTTTTACTGGCGTGGCGCGGAAGATTTGCGCGAAGAATTTTACGGCTAATACCGTGAATGCCTGACCGCTGGGCTACAGCGGCATCCAACGGCCCATCATCGGCCAAGACGACAAGGACGACAAAAATGTTTCAACTCGACACAGGTAATGACGGCGCAAGCGGCCCATTCTTTCAGTGGTCAGCACGCGGCACACAAGACGGCACAGTCCCTCAGCAATCATTCTATGTACGCGATGAAAACGGTAAGACGCCGTTTGACATCAGCAACGGCATCGTGCTGGACATCGAAAAGATGAAGACAGGCTGGCAGAAGTCAGAAGGAATCGCGGGTCAGGCACCAGAGTGGAAGTGGAATCCGTCGCCCGCACAGATGATGCAGCAGCCCGGTGAAGACTTCAAAAAAGGTTTCAGCATTCCGGTCGCAATCGGTGGCGGCAAAACAGCCACATGGGAACAGGCAGGCGCGGCTGTGTGGCAGGCGCTGACAAACCTAGCGCCCGAACTGAACAAGCAGCCCTCAGGAGGAAAGCTGCCGCAAGTGCGGATGAAGGAAGCGCAGATGCTTCAGTTCAAGCGCGGGTCAACCGTGGTTCCAGTGCTTGAAATTATCCAGTGGGTAGACCGCCCTGACTGCCTCAAAGAAGGCGCTGCGGCAGGCATTGCGACCGATCCTGCGCCAGCGCCGCAACCGGCACCACAACCCGCTCCTGCGCCCGCTGCGGCGGCTCCTAGTGGTGACGTTGAGTTCTAAGCTATAGCCTCAAAGCTATATCTAAGGGCGGCGCTTCGGTGCCGCCTTTTTTGTGGGTGGCTTGTCAGATGGGCGTTGACAATGCGCCTAATGTAGTCAATATTTGTCAATGCACTGCACAGAAAAGGCAAACCCATGAAAAGCAACGAGGACGAAATGACAGGCATTTTGCTCACAGATCAAGAGGTGGCGTCTATATTTCGCGTTACCCGCGCAACGATCTGGAACTGGGTGAAAGCTGAGGGCGCGTTTCCAGCGCCACGAAAATACAACGGCGCGACAAGATGGATCGCCAGAGAGATTGCAGACTATATAGAGCAAGGGGGCCGCAATGATGACAGATAAAGCCCTTGAGCCTGTTGCGAGTGCAATCTCAGAAGACTTGCACTTTATGACACGGCGCTGGAACGAGTTAGACGTGCCTTGCGTGTTTGAGATACGCGCCATTGCTCCAGATAAGGCAAAGCAGCCGCAGACCGCTCGGTTCTCACCAGATTGGATTGATGACGCCGTAGAGTGGGCCGTCAGCATGAACAATCTGGGCTTCAATCTTTACGTCACAAGAAACCCGATCAAGCACGACGCTGGCCGAAGCGCGACCGATGAAGACGTTGTTGCCGCCTTTTTCGTCTGGGCCGACTGCGATGACGTGCAGGCATCAGACAACGTATATCGGTTTGAGGGGCCCCGCTGGACGGGCGCTGTGATGACAGGCCGCGTGCCACACGCCAGAGCGCATACCTACTGGGAACTTGAAGAGCCTTGCCATAATATGGAGGCGTGGTCACGTCTGCAAAGCGGGATCGCAAACTACTTCAAATCAGATGACAAGGTTGTAAACCCGTCGCGCATCATGCGCCTTGGCGGCACAATCACCTATCCTGCCAAGAATAAAGTAGCTAAAGGCTACGTTTCAGAACTGACCACGATCCGCACGGCCTATGAAGACGACCGCGACCCGGTGCCGTTCGATCAGTTGTTCCGCTTGTTTGGCCACGTCCAGCCGCCTGAGCAGCCTCACAGCGGCACTGTGCTGCCCGCTGACAACGGCTTTGCCATTGATACAGGCCCGCAGCCGCTAGATCGCGAAAGAGAAGTCATCAAGGCGCTCAGCGGCGAAGATTGGAATATCGCAGTCTTCAAGCTAATCGGTTCATATGTTCGGAAGGGATTAAGCGACGCAGAAATTCACGCGCTTACTGACCCACTGACGATCCCGCCATACACCGTTGATGAAACCCGATCAGAAGTGCAGGGCATTATCAACCGCACGCGCAATAATCCAAAGTTTGAAGCTGACGACCCAGAACCGCAGCCTGTTGAAGTAACGCCTCAGACTATTCAGGACTTCCCCATTGACGACAGCGCGGCGTTCCTGTCTGACCTTCGGCCTCTGGAATACCTTATAGACGGACTGCTCCCCCGTGGCGTCACATACAGCCTCACAGGACACGCAGGCCACGGCAAAACCACTCTGGCGATCCAGTTTGCAATCAGCGTGGCGCTGGGCGAACTGTTTGGGGATAGAAGTACCGCAAAGGGAAGCGTCCTGTTTCTGGCGGGCGAAAACCCCTACAACGTTAAATGGCAGTATGCAGCCGCACTGGCCGCACGCGACCTGAACCCAGATCAGGTGCCGATCTACTTTGTGCAGGGCCGCTTCAGCATCAAGGAATGGTCAGAAGTGCTGCGGTCAAAGCTATCGACCATACCAAACTTGAAGCTGGTTGTGGTGGACAGCCTGCAAGCGTTCTTTGAAGGCGACAACGACAACGACAACACCCAGATGGTTGAGATGGCGCATAAGATGCGGTCGCTCTGTGACGTGGAGAACAGGCCCGCACAGCTTATCATCGCGCACCCGGCTGGCAAGGTGCCGTCTAAGGACAACCTAGTGCCGCGCGGCGGCGGCGCGTTCCTGAATGAGATCGACGGCAACCTGACAGTCTGGTCGCAAGACGCCTCGCAGCAAACCCTTCATCACAGCCAAAAGTTTCGTGGCGCAGGGTTTGACCCAATGGAATGGGTTATGCAGATACATGAGTTCCCGCACCTCACAGACATCCACGGAACGCCGCTCAAGCTGCCCGTCAGCAGGCCGGAAACGGTCATTGAGAAGGCCAACCGAGATCGGCAGTCAGAAGACCTGCTCGAACGCTACCTGCTCACCGTAGAGGCGGAGCAGGCGCTATCGATGCGCGAAGGCTCTCAGCAGTTTGGCGTTTCACGCTATCGAATGGAGCAGATAGTCAAGACCGCAAAAGAGGAGAAACTCATCAAGCGATACGCCAAAACATACGTCCTGACGGAAGGTGGAAGGGCATATTTGGAGAAGAAAAATGCTGGGGAGTGAGTGTCTGAAATGGGTGTCTGACGACTGTCAGAAATCAGACGCATCTTTTGTCGGACACTTAGTCAGACACCTTCAGACACTTGTTTATTTTTGCCAAATAAAACAACGACTTGGCCGTCTGACGCTTCTGTCCGAATCTGTCTGACAGGTTCCAAAGTGCCTCTGTCTGACTGGCGGCGTGTCCCTTGGACGCGCCAGCCCAGACACCCAGACGAAAAACGACCAGACAAGGAGATTTTGAGATGGTCAAAAGACCCGCAAAACCAAAACGTCAGAAAAAGTCAGACCGCCTGATGTATTCAGGCATCAGCCAAAACGAGATGATGTGCGACATGGCAATAGCCCCTATGGACCGCCTAGCCGAACAGTACGAGAAAATTTGGGGAATCGACAGACTGCCCGAACTTGTCACCCCTGAGACCGCCGCCAAATACGGATCGGCCATGCAGAAGCTAAACGCCGCGCTTGAGGTAAATGACCCGGCAGAAGTGCAGCTACGCGCCGAGGTCGTTATGCGCGGCCTGCACGCGATGGACGCAGAAGCCAAGCAGCTTGGCGCGCAGCCCGCTTCGACCGAAGTGTGGGAGGTGGAGTTGAACGGCGAGACAGTTGGCATCATGCGCGACGCCAGAGGCTGGAAGGCTATACGAGCGCAGCGCCCCGATCTACGATTGGTCACGCTGCGGGAAGTTGCAATCGCGCTGGATGCGTGGCACCAAACAGTGCCAGCCGAATACGAGCGGGCGATCAAAGCCAGCTTTGGCGAAGGAGCCGAGGTTGTCGGTTACAAGCGCGAAAAGAACCTAGACGATGAAATTCCATTTTGAGGGGGAGACGATATGAAAAGATCAGACGTGCTTTACACCGCCGATAGCTTGATCAACGGAGATCGGCAAAACGACTACGGCGAGGCTTACGAAAGTTTTGAGGCCATTGGGCGCATGTGGAGCGCCTACCTTGGCGTTGATGTCGCGCCGCATGACGTGGCTCACATGATGTGCCTCCTGAAGATAGCACGGCTTCGCAACGGGCCGCATACGGACAGTTCAGTCGATGTTTGCGGTTACGCCGCTTTGGGCTGTGAACTTTCTGACGAATAACTATTGCAACACGTTTAAGCATGTTCTATGTATTGTGTTGTATCAACCAAGGAGAAAAACCGTGAAAAACATCATCACCGACATCATTGGCGCGATCTGCCTGTTTGGCAGCTTCTACGTCGCGCTTATCATCGGCCACGCATTTGGTCTTTGAAAGGAGCCACAATGAACACGACCACAGAAACCATATTCATCACCAACGCCATCGGAACCGGATCAACCTTCGCTGTCACCGCAGGCGATCAGCCAAGCCAAGTATACATCCCCGCAAGCATAGCTATCGCTTGCGAACTGAAGATCGGCGGCAGCTATACCGCAACGCTGGTACCCAACGCGCATGAAAAAGCAGGCAAGACGCCTTGGCTGTGCGTCCGCATTGAGGATACCCAAGAAGTGCCAGACCCCACTCACGGGGACACACAGGGCTTCTCAGACGTATTTGAGGCGCTGGCCCCGATGGAGTTCCCGGTTCCCGCAGATGAAGCAGGCATCCCTCGTGAGCGTCTCGAACATGCGTGGCTTCATGGTCAAGTCATCAAGGTCGAAGCGCGCCAAAGGCCAGATGTCGAGCCGCGCGTGCTTTGGGCTTCTAGCTGGGAGGTTGTGTGATGCTGCAATCACAACGCCAAGGCCGCACCACATTCCGCATGACGCCAGAGCCGCGACCCGGCGACCAGTTCGATCAATTCGCCCGCGTCGAAGAACAATTCGCAAAAGCATGGGCAAAAAAAGCCAAGGCGGAAGGCCACAGCAAAAAGCACCCAGAAACAATGCATCCAAAAGAGAAATTCCGAAGCAGCCCCGGCAGGCCGAGCCTTCCTTTTCACTTGGTCATGGAATACCTCGCAGACGGCGAAAAACGTACACAAGAAGAAATCGCCGAGGCAACTGAGCTTTCTAAGCGGGCAGTGTCAAACGTCATGTGCCGCTACGCAAAAGATGGCGGAAAAATTGAAAAAATCAAAACAGGAGGTCGCAAGTTTTACGTTCACGCAAAAAGCGCACAAAAACGCAAGGAGCAAATCTTTGCAGAAATTGCCGGTTGCCTTACCGAAAAAAACGAAACGACAAGCCGCGACGTGGCATTGCATCTTGGCATATCAACCCGGCAAATCGCCGTGTATCTCGGGCAAATGGAGGCCGCAGGCATGGTTAAAAGACGTCGTATCCGCCAAGATAAAATTTCATTGTGGGGGCTGAAATGACAAAGCTAAAGAAAAACATCATGAACGCACTCATCACAGGCGAAGCCCTTACGGTTCCGGAAATCGCCTTCGCCGCACTCGCTTACAAAGAGATCGTGCAGGAAGTACTGCATGAATTGGACGATCAAGGCTTGGTCACGATGCGAAACGGGTTTTATAAAGCATCGGCGCTGGGTCTTGCATTATCAAATAAAACCGATTAGCCTCTACCCGTGTCTACCTCCCAAAACATCCCAACTAGCCCGGCCTTGTGCCGGGCATTTTTTTGCCCTATCCTTGCGGCATGGCGATGACAATACACTTAGGCGATAACGTCGAGGCTGATGGCACGGATCGCATACTTGATTGTCTTGAGCAGCTTGTAGCCGAGGGCTACGACATGGACGATCTCGTTGTGTCGATGCTCTGCTGCATTGCCGCGATTGCCGAGGCTGACGGCATGGAACAAAGAGAAATGATGTGATGCCTGCCCCTAAAGGAAACAACTACAACAAAAAGTGGAAGACCAAAGAGGAACGCCAAGCGGCGTTTCAAGAGGTCTACAACCACCTTGCTGCGGGCTTTTCTAAGGAAAGTTTTCCGCTGGCCGATTGGGACACAGTTGAGGCATACATCAAAGAATTTCCCGAAGACTTCCCGCCCAAAAAGCTAAGTGAGGCTATGCGTTACCAGCGGCTGAAGTGGGAACGCCTTGGTATGGAAGGCGCAATGGGTGAATGCGATGGATTCAATGCCACTGCTTGGATTTTCAATATGAAAAACCGTTTTCCGGCACAATGGCGCGACAAGCAGGTCAATGAACACGTAGGCAAAGATGACAGTGAACTCAAAATCACATGGCAGAAGTAGTCATACCATACAAGCCGCGTGCGCAGGCGATCCCATACCACGAACGCACAGAACGGTTTGCCTGCCTTGTGGCACACCGACGCTTTGGCAAGACGGTGGCCAGCCTAAACGACCTGATCCGAGACGCCCTGACGATTGACCGCCCAAACGTCCGTGTTGCCTACATCGCGCCCTACTATCGCCAAGCCAAGGCAATCGCGTGGGACTACCTCAAAGAGTTTACTGCGCCTATTCCCGGCATTGAAGTCAACGCGTCTGAATTGCGGATCGACTTCCCAAACGGCGCGCGGATCAGGCTATTCGGGGCTGACAATTACGACGCTATGCGCGGCCTGTATTTTGACAGCGTGGTACTGGACGAGCCTGCCGACTTCCCGGCAAGCGCATGGCCTACAGTAATTAGGCCAGCCCTAGCCGACCGAAAAGGCCGCGCCACATTCATCGGCACGCCCAAGGGCAAGAACGACTTTTGGGAAATATACAATTACGCGCAATCCGCGCCTGATTGGTTCTGCGCAATGTATAAGGCCAGCGAGACAGGTATCCTAGACGCCGACGAACTGGCCGAGGCCAAACGCACTATGGGCGAGGACCGATATGAGCAGGAGTTTGAGTGCAGCTTTGAGGCGGCCATTCAGGGCGCGTATTATGCCGCCGAGATGAAAGAGGCGATGGACGAAGGCCGCATTTGCGCCGTGCCATACGACAAGAGCCTAAGCGTTGTCACGGCTTGGGATTTGGGCATTGGAGACAGCACAGCCATATGGTTTGCCCAATACGCAGGCCGCGAAATACGCATCATCGACTATTACGAAAACAGCGGCGTTGGGCTGGACCATTACGCCAAGGTTCTGGCCGATAAAGGCTATCACTACACCCGCCACGTTCTGCCGCACGATGCCCGCGTCAAGGAATTGGGAAGCGGCAAAAGCCGTATTGAAACGCTCGCCAACCTTGGCATCAAAGACGTGCAGATCGCCCCTAGCCTAGCAGTCGAGGACGGCATTCAAGCCGTGCGATCTATGATCGGGCGCACATGGTTTGACGCTGAAAAATGCGAGCGCGGCATTGAAGCGCTTAGGCAGTATCGGCGTGAGTTCGACGACAAGCTAAAAACATGGCGCGGTAGGCCGCTGCACGACTGGACGAGTCACGGGGCCGACGCCATGAGATACCTTGCGATTGGATATTCAGAAGCTGGCGGCGATTGGGGTAAGCCGATACGACGCAACATGAAGGGTATCGCCTAGCGCCCAGCCTAAATATGTGTTAGAAATGCCACATCTAATTGAGGTGCGATATGGAACAGCAACGATTTACCGGCTTAATGGATATGCTTGACGGCGGCGGCATGGGCGCTAAGGGCAACGAGTTCAAGGGCGGCGGCTTGCTTTCCGACATCGCGAACGCGCTTTTCCAACCCGCAGGCTACCGTGAGCGGATGCGCGGAATGCAGGAAACTCGCCCAATGGCACGACCGCAGTCGATGATGACGGGCGGCGTCATGACCGGGCCAGAGCCGGAGACGATCCCGACGCGCCCCACGCAAGTCACACCCGGCCCAATGATGCCCGGTGGCCCAACGCCGCCGATGCCCGTGCAGTCTGCGCCTCAGATGCCGCAAGACCCGATGACGCCTCAAATGCCCATGTCAGGCGGCACACCGCAACAGCCCGGCCCAATGATGCCGGGCGGTCCGATGCCGCAAGAAACGCCAACTCCAGCGCCAATGGGCGTTGACGCGGCTATGGCGCAGCTTGAAGGCGCGTTGACCCCCAGCGAGCGGCAGACGCTGCAATCAATGCCGATGGAGCAGCGCATGGGCATGATCCAGCGGTTAATCCAGATGCGGCAAGGCGGCATGTAATGGTCCAGACGCTCTGGGATAGCATTACTGAGTTTATTGCAGGCGGTGACGACAGAACGGCGGCGCTGCAAGAGGGCATCCGCGAAAACGTCACGCCATTCGTGCCGCCTAATTTGCGCGAGCCGCTTGGCTTGCTGGCCGAAGTAAACCCAATTCAAGACATGTATCGCGCAGGCGGCAAGGTGCGAGGCGGCGATTACGTCGGCGCAGGCGTTGATACGGCCATTGCAGCCACGCCTATTGTGGGCGGCGTTCTGGGCCGTGTAGGGGCAAACCAGATTGCCGATACAGGCGGGGACGTTGCAAGGGCGGCTATGGATACGCTGCTTGGCGGTGCGCCGGGTCGATCGGCCTCGGCGGTTGATACGTTTGTTGAACGCGCAAACCAGCGCGGGCCGGTGCCGACAATGTATAGCAATCCGATAGGGCTGGACGATTACGCTGGCGTTCATCGCGCGCCCGGCAGAAGCCCAGACAATGCGCCGCTGGATGACCTGACGCAAATTTATCCTAATGACATTTACGATCCGCGCGTTGCCGCTCAGTATTATGGCCACATGGAAGACCCAAAGGCTGACCAAGAGATTATCAATCTATTCCAGAAGTTTCGGGGCAATCCAGACGCGCCGGTTAAGGTTTACCGCGCCGTGCCTAAAGACGTTGACGCGGGCATTAACGCAGGGGATTGGGTGACGCCTTCACGCAGTTATGCCGAAGGACATGGCGAAGGCCCACTTGGCGGCGATTACAGGATTGTTGAAGAGGAAGTACGGGCTGGTGATTTGTTTACTGACGCCAACAGCATTTTTGAATTTGGATATGATCCAGCCAAAACCGAATCCCCCGCCCAAGAGGTCGCGGGGCTTTTGCGCGAAGGCCGCGCGGATGAGGTGACGGATGAGATGCTTGGCGCGCTAACGCCAAACGACGAAATGGAATTGTTTGACCTGTATCAGCGCGGCGCAACGGGCATGGATTTGCCTATGGACGAGGCGTCACGGATGGCGCGGGCGAGGGAAATGGGGTCTACAACAGGCCGCAATAGGCGCGATCCGATTGCAGAAATTAATAAACAAGAGAACTCGCAGCTTGTTCACTACGGGCCGCAAGACATTACGTCGTTTAAAATTCCTGAACGCCAAAACAGGCAGGCCGTTTGGGCCACGCCAGACCCGTCTTTAAACTTAGCAACGAATGAAAACTTATCATCTTTCAATCAAGAAGGCGCGGTTGGCATCCCGATCATGGCCCGGATGACAAATCGTGTTTCGCCTTTTGAGTTCCGAATGGCTGGTGACCCAATGACGCCCGGCTTCCCAAGCAACGTAACGACAGAAGATGTAGAAAAGGCGCGGTCTGTTGGGGCTGATTACGCGGAGCAAGGAATGGAGTATGCCATTTTTGACCCCGCCAACATCCGCAGCCGCTTCGCCCGCTTTGACCCGCGCCTAAAGCACCTTCGCAATCTAAGCGCAGGTGTTGGCGGCGCTGGCCTCTTGGCAACCCAGCCAACCGAACAGGAACGCGAAGATGAAATTCGCCAATATCTAGGAGGATTGCTATAATGCCATGCAAACGCAAAGGGAAAGGGCGCAAGAAATGAAAAAACCGACGAAGAAGTTCACGCCTTGTCTAGGCTGCCCAACGCCGCGCAAATGCACGGCGGCTGGCAAGTGCTTGCGGGGCAATAAGTAATGCCGGGCGAGGGGCTATACAAGAATATCCACCGAAAGCGTGCCCGCATCAAAGCCGGATCGGGCGAGCGGATGCTCGCGCCGGGCAGTAAGGGCGCGCCTACTGCCAAGGCGTTTAAGGATAGCGCAAAAACAGCGAAGAAGCGGAAAAAGGCATGAGCATCAGCACCTACAGCGAGTTGCAAAGCGCCGTTGCAGATTTTTTAAATCGCGACGATCTTGCGTCGGTCGTGCCGACATTCATTAGCTTGGCCGAGGCGCGGATCAACCGCGAACTGCGGCACTTCAACATGGTGAAGCGATCAACCGCCACTGCTGACACGCGCTACAGCACCCCGCCCGGCGATTGGCTGGAAACTGTGCGCTTGCACATTACAGACAACCCGCCGTCTGATTTGGAGTTGATCAGCCAGAACGACATGGCGCAGTTGCGCGAGCAAGGTCCAGCAGGTGGGCGGCCTTGCTTTTACGCTATCACGGCAGGCGAGATTGAGTTTTTTCCGACCCCCGATCAAAGTTATACGTCTGAACTGGTTTACTACGCAGATGTTCCGGCTCTGAGCGACACGAACACCGACAACTGGCTGCTGCGCAAGTATCCCGACATCTACCTTTACGGCGCACTGGTCCACAGCGCGCCTTACCTTGACGATGATGCGCGGGCGCAAACATGGGCGGCGCTATATCAATCGGCGGTCGATGCAGCAAACACGGAAAGCGACAAGGCACGCTTTAGCGGCACTGGGCTGCGCATGATGATTAGGAGTTACTGACATGAGCCTGAGCAATACATTTGAAACGGACGTTCTGGAATGGCTTTTTACAGACACGTCTGTCACACGCCCAACGGCTTGGTATATTGGTCTGTTCACCACTGACCCGACCGACGCCGACAGCGGCACTGAGGTGTCTGGCGGATCATACGTTCGTGAGGCCGCGACTTTCAGCGTGACGGGCGACGCGGCCACTACAACGGCTGCGGTTGAATGGCCTGTGGCGACGGCTGATTGGGGAACCATCACGCACATTGGCGTTTACGATGCCAGCACTGCGGGCAACTTGATTGCCCACGCCGCGCTGACCGCGTCCAAGACCATCAACACGGATGATGTTTTTAGAATCCCAGCCTCAAGCTTGCAAATGACTCTGGATTGATACATTATGTCACCAACCCAAAGCACAAAAGGTGGCGACATGATAGATTACCAGCTTGCAAAAGCCTTGTTTAATTATTGCCCCAAGACGGGAGCGCTGACTTGGCGAATAACAACTGGTTCGTTTAAAGTCGGTCAAGAGGCCGGGACTGTTGCGCGTAATGAAGATTATTGCAGCTATAGAAATGTATCTATATTTAACGAAAGGTACAAAGCGCACCGGATCGCTTGGCTGCTTCAGACTGGGAGTTGGCCTGAAAAGTACATTGACCACATTGATGGTGACGGGTTGAATAATAAGTGGGAAAATTTACGCCAAGTTAGCCCGTCGCAAAATTTAGTTAACCAAAAAGTTCGTTCAGACAGCGCCTCTGGGATCAAAGGTGTAAGCTACAACAAGCGCAGAAGTGCTTGGCAAGCTTACATAAATCTCGGTCGTAAGCGCAAGCATCTTGGCTACCACGAGACTTTGGAAGAGGCCGCCGCTGCAAGACTGGCCGCGCAACAAAGGTTTCACGGCGAATTTTCTAGAAAGGTGTCATAGCCATGTCCACGATCACAACACGCGCCGGTAAGGGATCGCCCCTCACGCACGACGAGGTTGACGACAACTTTACCAATTTGAACACCGACAAGCTGCAAAGCGGTGACACGGCTGCAAGCCTGACTGTCAACACAGTAGACATCAACGGCGGCACCATTGACGGTGCCACAGTAGACGGACGTGATGTGGGGGCTGACGGGTCAAAACTCGACGGCATCGAAGCTGGGGCAGACGTAACCGACACGGCCAATGTCACCGCCGCTGGCGCTCTGATGGATAGTGAGTTGACCGACGAGGCCGTTGTTAAGGCTCTGGACCAAGGCGTTGCCACCACGGACAGCCCGTCATTCGCTGGCGTAACCGCCACCACAGCCGACATCAACGGCGGTTCGATTGACGGAACGGCAATTAACACTAGCACCATCGACGGAACTGTAATCGGCGGCAGCACCCCTGCGGCTATCAGTGGGACAACCGGCACATTCTCAGGTGATCTGACCGTGGACACCGACACGCTGTTTGTGGATGCGTCTACTAACAACGTGGGCATTGGGACGAGTTCGCCTAGTGCAACGCTTGAGGTTATTGAATCATCTTCTGGACGCACTTGGTCGCCAAATAGCACCTCAGAACTTCTTGTGGAACGAGCGGGTAGTGTAGCTTTAACCTTATCAACTAATGACGCTGGCTCACCTCGAATAAACTTTGGCAACGAAACGTCTGAAATACAAGGCCGCATACAGTATTCAAACCCTAGTGATGTGATGACTTTTGATACAGCCGGATCAGAAGCCATGCGCATCGACTCATCAGGCAACGTGGGCATTGGGACGAGCAGCCCCTCGGAGGCTTTGACTATAACGGGCAACATTGCGTTTACAGATAGTCCCTCTAAACTTAGTGTTCGTCGTGGCAATCAAGACTCTCTACTGGATTTCGACTTCCCCGACCTGACTGATACTGAAGGCGGGGTAAGGTTCTTCCGTGGAACCAATACAACAAGCGACTGTATTGTTCGCTTTCATTCAGGAGACGGGACAACTAACACAGACCACGTAATAACGTGCGGTGGGGGCAACAGCTTCTTTCAAGCTAACGGCGGCAACGTGGGCATTGGGACGAGTTCGCCTAGTGCAACGCTTGATGTGGACGGGTCACTGTCCAAGAACTCCGGCTCATTTAAGATCGACCACCCGATAAAGCCCGACACGCACCATCTTGTCCACAGCTTTGTTGAAGGCCCGCAGGCAGACAACCTATATCGCGGCAAGGTGACGCTCGTAGATGGTCAGGCGACCGTGAACCTTGATGAAGCAGGTCGTATGACCCAAGGCACCTTTGCGGCGCTGAACGGCAATGTCCAATGCTTCACGACGAATGAGGACGGTTGGACACAGGTCCGGGGTTCGGTTTCCGGCAACATCCTGACCATTGAAGCCCAAGACCCTACCTGCGTTGATGAAGTATCGTGGCTTGTGATTGGTGAACGCCATGACCAGCACATGATTGACACCGAATGGACAGATGAAAACGGGCGGGTAATTACCGAGCCTGAAAAAACATTGGAAGGAGCCGAATGATGGCTATCGAATACAACTGGACCATCGCCCAACTCGAACGCCAAACAGACACAGGAGGCGTGATCGTCTGCCACTGGCGCGTTTCTGCCCAAGACGGCGAATACACAGCCACTGTCTATGGCTCTGAGGGCTTCACCCCTGATTCTGAGTCCCCGGACTTCGTGCCGTTTGACCAACTGACCGAGGCGGATGTCTTGGGCTGGCTGTGGGCGCAAGAGGATTTCGACAAGGCTGAAACAGAAGCCCGCCTCGCGCAGCAGATCGAAGACCAGAAGGCACCAGCTACTGTTGCTGGGGTGCCTTGGGAGTAAGCATCAATGGCGCTGCCGTATTACGTTGAGCCGGAATACTGGGAAGAAGGCTACGCCGTAGGCGACGCAAAACTTGCGTCAGCCAACGTCCCGATTTTGGCTACGACGCAGGCAAGCGGCAACGTCATTTTGCTTGGCTCTGCTGCTGACGCGATTTCAACGACAACGCTTTCAACGGCCAACATAATAAAGCGCAGCGGCGCTACTGTCGCAGCGTCTATTGCGGTATCGGCAAGCGGCAATGTCATCTTGCTAGGAAACGCTGCTGCAAGCATTTCGTCATCGGCAACGGCCAAGGGCGCATTCACGGTCAATGCATCCGCCACATCGGCGATTGCGCTAGAGACCACAGCAAGTCCGCAGCGCCGCCGCACAGGTTCCGCGCAGTTTGCATCTGTGGTATCCTTCACGGCAGAAGGCGCGATTAAGTGGAGCGTTCAGGCCGATACGGACGAGGTGTGGACTGAGCAAGCCGACACGGGCGGCGATTGGACGGACCAGGCGGACACGCCAGAAGATTGGACACAGGTGGCATAAATGGCGGACACACTTACAACGAACTACAACTTTGTTAAGCCCGAACCGGGTGCCAGCGAGGATACTTGGGGCGATAAGCTGATCTCCAATTGGGACAGCGTTGACAGCACGCTCTACGCGGCGCTGAACGGGTCTACCGCCATTGCGCCTAACCTGACTGCGGGAAGCTGGAAGATCAGCGGCACGGCGGTTGATGCCACGGCGGCTGAGTTGAATACCGCGTCAACGCATTATGTCCCCTCCGGTGGCATCATCATGTGGTCGGGCAGTATCGGCAGCATCCCGAGCGGCTGGGCGCTTTGCGACGGCACGAACGGCACGCCCGATTTGCGGAACCGTTTCGTGGTTGGCGCTGGGGACAGTTACAGTGTCAACGCAACCGGCGGTGCGAACAGCGTGTCGCTGTCGACCAGTCAAATTCCGTCTCACAACCACAGCTTCAGTGGCACAACCAGCACTCGGAGTTTGACAGGGCAAATTTTTGTTGATGGTGGCATCAGGGCCGGATCGGGCGTTTTCTCTGTTTCTGACCCCGGCTTATTTGTTGATAACACAGGCGCTACCGGAGCGTTTGACCGCGCGGACTTTGACGCCTCGCACAACCACACCTTCAGCGGCACGACTAGCTCGACAGGAGGTGGGTCTTCGCACGAGAACAGGCCCCCCTATCTCGCCCTTGCATATATCATGAAGCTGTGAGGCGAATTGAATGCCACTAATCCCGCTTGATATACCGCCCGGCGTTTACGCAAACGGCACAGACTACGAGGCGTCTGGCCGCTGGCGCGAGGCGTCTTTAGTGCGGTGGCGGGATGGCTCACTTCGCCCCATCGGCGGCTGGCGTCAGCGTGTCGCGTCTGCTTTTGACTCAACGCCGCGCGCCATGATTTCTTGGGAAGACAACAGCGGCGACAGGTGGGTGGCCGCAGGCGCGTTTGACAAACTGTATGTCATGAGCGCCTCAAACGTCGTGAGCGACATCACACCGCCGACGCTAGTTGCTGGACGGCTAAACGCAGAGATTGAAACGGGCTACGGCGGCAGTTTTTTTGGAACTAGCTATTACGGCGTTTCGCGGCCTGACGATGGCAACTATTCAGAGGCCACGACATGGGCGCTGGATAACTGGGGTGAATACCTTGTCGGATGTAGTGTTGACGACGGCACGCTTTGGGAGTGGCAGCTGGACCCTGCAATACCAGCGCAAGCCATTGCAAACGCGCCTACAGACAATCTGAGCCTGCTTGTAACTGAAGAGCGGTTTCTGTTTGCCCTTGGCGCGGGTGGTGAGCCGCGTAAGGTGCAATGGTGCGACCGCGAGAATAATACGCTGTGGGCACCAGACGCGACCAACGAGGCTGGCGATATTGAGTTGCAAACCAGTGGGCAGATCATGGCGGGCGTCAAGACGCGCGGTCAAGCCTTGATCCTTACCGACATTGACGCGCACAGCGCCAACTACATTGGCCCGCCGTTTGTGTTTGGCTTTGAGCAGGTCGGAACGTCTTGCGGACTGATTGCGCGGCGCGCGTTTGCTGCGACAGACAACGGCGTGTTTTGGATGGGTCCAAATGGTTTCTTCCTGTACGACGGCACGACCGTTCAGGAAATCCCATGCGAAGTGCATGATTACGTCTTTAGTGACCTGAACCCCTCGCAGATCAGCAAAACGTGGGCCATGACGTTGGGGCAGCAGGGCGAGGTCTGGTGGTTTTATCCGTCTAGCGCGTCAAACGAAATTGATCGTTACGTTGCCTTGGACTTCAAGGAAGGACATTGGATGACGGGTGAGTTGTCGCGCACATGTGGCGCGGATCGCGGCGTGTTCAAATATCCATTCATGGTGGATACAGGCGGGAACCTGATTGAGCATGAGGTCGGCCTGAACTACGACGGCGCGAGCATCTATGCGGAAACAGGACCAGTTAGCATTGGGCAGGGCGACCAAATTATGTCGGTCACGCGGCTTATTCCTGATGAAAAGGCGCAAGAAGATGTGAGTGTGACATTTAAGACACGGTTTCACCCCAACGATACCGAGCGCAGCTACGGGCCATACACTATGGCCAATCCGACTAGCGTTCGGTTTTCGGGCCGCCAGATCAGAATGCGGGTTGAGGGTGAGCGTCTCGCCAAGTGGCAGGCTGGCATTATGCGCATTGAGGCGACTTCGCGGGGTGGCAGATGACCGCTCCCGTTTTGCCGCCGGTTGGCCCTGATTTGCGTATTTGGGGCAAGAACCTGACGGCGTTTTTGCGTCGAACTTCGGACAAGATCAGGTTTTTGAAAGGCGGCGACAACCCGTCAGAGGACGGCGTGTTTTTGTGGGATGGCGACAATGGTTATCCGGTGGTGTCTCTTAACGGTGAATTTCGCCAACTTGTCATTGCCAATGGTTTTGCGCAGTTTAGTCAAGATGCGGACATCACGGCGGCGGCCACTAATACAGCGTACAGCATTACATATGACGCCCCGCCTTGGTCAGACGGTATATCGCGCGATGGCACAAACCCTGAGCGGATCGTGTTTGAGGAGGGTGGCGTTTACTTGTTGTCCTTCACTGCGCAAATTTCATCCACGTCGGGCAGCACGGTTATGTTTCGGTTTTGGCCGCGAATTAACGGGACAGACGTAACCGGATCGACCATTGTTGCAAAATTGCACCAGAACGATGCCAGTACCGTGGTGAGCCGGTCTGTCTTGTTTGAGGTGGGCGCGGGCGATTACATTGAGGTCATGTGGGCGACAGATAGCACAAACGGATTTCTAAAGGCCGAGCCTGCCACGGCATATGCGCCGTCGGCACCGTCTACCACGCTGGGTGTTACGCGGATCAGGGCATGAAAACAATAGAAGATTATCAAGATCAAATTGAGGCCGCGCTAAAATATGGCAGCGGCACGCATGTGTTTCAGGACGTGGTGGAAGCGATTGTGGCGGGAAAAATGCAGGCATGGCCCAATGGCGACAGCATCGTGATAACTGAAATTATCACGTTTCCTCGGAAAAAAGCGCTGCACTGTTTTCTAGCGGGCGGCAATCGCCGCGAAATTATGGAAATGTTGCCCGGTGTTTCTGCGTTCGGCAGATCAATGGGCTGCACAGTCTTTACAATGGCTGGTCGATCTGGGTGGGATCGGGTCTTAAAGAAGTATGGATGGGAAAGAAGTTATCACTGCATGGCTATGCCGCTTTAGGCGGCTTGTTGTAAATGAGCAACTGTGATACTTTACGGCAACAAATTTAGGAGTTTGCCATGTCTGGCGGCGGCAAAGGCGGGAGCCAAACGACACAAGTTGAAATTCCAGATTATCTGGAGCAGCCTCTTAGGCGCAACATTGCGCGGGCTGAAGAAATATCAAGTTTTGGGCCAGCGCCCTATTCGGGGCCTGTTGTTGCGGCAATGACGCCAATGCAAGAAGCGGCGATGCGCAATACCAGCGCAGCGGCAAATGCGTATGGTTTAGAATCAGCGACGGGGCAAGAAATTTCGCCGCAACCGCAAACTTTTGCTGGCGGCGTTCAAGGATATTCAACCATGCCGCTTTATGAGCAGGCATTGGCTGAACTTCAAGCGCGGTCCCCTGCCCAATATGAGGCTATGACAAACTATTTCATGGACCCTGTTAATGGCGAAGGCGGCTTTTCGGGGCGTCAGGCCGCTCAACCAACTGCGGCTGCCCTTACTTACCTCCTCCGCTTCCACCGGGGGCTTGGTGACATGGTTGATGGTGGTGGCCCGCAGGCAAGTACGATTGGCGGGCGCGGCTTTGCTGGTCCTAACCCAGACGGCTCTGCGGGGAATGATGGCCCCGGTGGAAGCGGAGGAGGTAAGTAATGGCAGGCGCAGGAAACCCACAACAGACGGCACAGACTGGCCAAGCACCCAACGCCTTCCAGCAAGCCGCGCAGGGCGTAAGCACTGGCATGGCTGGCACAATGGCGGCTGGCATGGGGCCAAACATTCAGGCATTCCAAAACCCGTATCAGCAGCAGGTTATTGACCGCACTCAGCAAGACATTGAGCGGCAGCGCCAGATGGCAACGAACACGCTTGGCGCACAGGCGTCGCAGGCTGGCGCCTTTGGTGGCTCGCGTCAGGGCGTTGCTGAGGCCATGACGAACGAGGGCTTTGCGCGTCAGGCGGCGGATACGTTCGCACAACAGCGGGCGCAAGGTTTCAACACGGCACTAAGCGCGGCGCAAAACCAGCAGGACATCGGCCTGAGCGCGGCGCAGCAATATGCCAACATTGGCAACCTTGGCTTTGGTCAGGCGAATACGATTAACCAGCAACAACAGCAGCAAGGCTTGGCCATGCAGGCGCTGAATCAGCAGTTAATGGATGCTGCGCGTCAGCAGTATTCGCAATTCACCAACGCACCGGCGTCGTCTTTGCAGCTTCCCATTGCGGCTGTATCGGCTGGCAACATGGGGCAACAGACACAAACAAGCACCAAGCAGCCCGGGCTGTTTGATTATCTTAGCCTTGGGGCGTCGGTGGCAGCGCCTTTCGTGTCCGACCCGCGCCTTAAAACCAACGTCAAGCCGCTTGAAAAGCGCGGTGGCATCCAGTTCTATTCGTGGGATTGGAATGACGAGGGCGAGCGGATCGCGCATCCCGACCAGCCGACAGTTGGCGTCATGGCCGACGAGTTGCAAGAGACGCACCCGCACTTGGTGCATCGCGGCGCTGACGGCTATTTGCGCGTTGATTACGGCGGTCGTGCTGAGGCGATTGGCTGATGGAAGGCTTGCTAAACAACGAGCGTGAATTGCTTGCCCGAATGATCCAAGCCGAGGCTGGCAATCAGGGCGAAACAGGTATGCGCGCAGTTGCGTCAGTGATTGACAATCGACGCCGAGCGCAAGGATACGGCGGTAACACTTTCAAAGACGTTTTGCTTGCGCCGGGTCAGTTCAGCCCAGCCAACAGCATTACAGGCTACGCGGGCGGCGAACAAGGCGTTGATCTAAATAGATTGCAGCCAAGCGAAACGGCTTACAGCGTCGCGGACACAGTAATGCGCGGCGAATATGAAGACCCGACAAGCGGCGCTTTAAACTTTTTGAACCCGGATATTTCGCAGCCGTCTTGGATGTCTTCAATGCAAAACACCGTCAAGATTGGCGACCACCTTTTCGGAACCGTAGGTAGCGGTGAAGGAGTTACGGGACGACCCGGAGGCACAAACATGGCACGACAACCGCAACCCGTTTCAGGCACGCCCACGATGTCAACGCAAGGCCGGGCGGCACCGCAGGCCGAAGAGGAAAAGGTGCCGTTCTTCCAGCGCCCCGGAGTTGGCAACGCGCTCGACAGCTTGGCCATTGCGCTGCAAGGCATGACGATTGACCCGAACCAAGGGCTGATGCAATTGTCGGCTAATCGTATCCAAGGGCGGCGTAAGCAGGCGCAGACAAAGGCGCAGCAGAATAGGACGCTTGAAGCGTTGAAAAACATGGGTGCGCCGCCGCAGATTATTCAAATGGCTGAGGCTGGATACGGTCGCGAGGCTATGAGCCAGATGGCGCAGATGGGGCGGGGCGGTGATGCCACGGCAGACCGTCGAAACTATGAGTTTCTTGTCAGCCAAGGACTTGACCCTCAAGACGCAATGAACCGAGTATTTGGTGGCGGCGCAGGTAATAACCTTTCAGCGGCAGAGCAAAAAATCAATCGTCTTGTTGAAACTGGCCTTGATCGAAACCTTGCCATTGGTATTACGGACGGGCGTTTTCGTATTAGCCGCAACCCAGACACACAGAGAGCAGAAGTCATTGACGTTGCCACCGGGCAAGCAGTTGGCCAAACTGTTGAAGAACAAACGGTTGAAACTGTTAGGAATGTTGAGCCAAGTGCGGTTTTTGACGAAACAAATGTTTCCGGCGCGTTGGGCGCGTCTGGTTTTGGCGCGTCGGCATTGAACGCAATCACAGACGCCGTTGGCATGGGGCAAGCCGCGCCAGAAATTGGTCGCGCTCAGCAAGAGTTGAACAACCTTTCAACGCGCAGCATGTTGGCATTGTCAGCGGAATTTCCGGGCAGACCCTCAAACCTTACCCGCGAACGTATTGAGGCAATGACAGTCAAGCCCGCAGAACTTACCACCGGTCCAGAGGCTGCACTTAATAAAGCAGCAGCAATGCGCCGAATGGTTCAGCAGGCTTATGATGCAGCGTCTCGTGCGGCGGCTGGAGAGGGTGGCCTTTCATCTGCGCAAAGAACGCAAGCGCGTGCCAGCCTAGCCCAGCTTGAACCATTGCTTGCTGATTACATTGCGCTTGAAAATGCTTTGCGGCCTGCAAGTTCTGGCGCTGGCATTCGACCAGACGTTGCTGACAGATTGGATGCTTACCAATGAGCGATTTAGACCGCCTGCAAGACGCGTTTATGAAAGCTGACGCCCTAGCCCAGCAGGGCGACGAGCAAGCCGCGCAAGACGCGCGCATGTTTGCGCAGGAAATTCGTAGGCTGCAAAGTGCCGCGCCGCAAGAAGCAGAGCAAGGTGATCGTTCGTTCTTTGGCGAGCAAGGCGCAATGGCGCAGGTCAACCGAGGCATTTCTGAAACTGTTGGCGGGCTTGTTGACTTTTTCAACCCGCTTGACACGCCAGCTGTTGGCGAAGCCATTGGAATGCCCGAAATGACAACGGGATCGGCCCGCACTGGCCTTGCACGCGGCATGGAGGCCGCTGGCGTAAATGTGGCTGACGTTGAACCAGAAGGTATCGGCCAAAACATTGCGCGTGGCGTTGGTTTAGGCGCAGGCGCGGCATTTCCAGCGGGTGCAACGGCACGCGCACTGCAAGCAGCGCCCGGAGTTATTGGCGGCGCGGCTCAATCTGCATCGCAAGGATTAAACACAGTTCGCGGGCTTTTGGCAGAAGCTGCGGCGGGTGGCATTGGCGAAGGGTCAGGCGAAGCTGCACGAATGGCTGGCGCTGGTCCAGTAGGCCAGTCTGTTGCAGAAATTGCAGGCGGCGTTCTAGGTGGCGCAGGCGTTGCGGCGGCCCCGCGCGTTACACCAAGCGCAATCGGCGCAAGGGCGATTGGACGCGCTGTGCAGCGAGAGATTGCACCGTTTACTGAGCGCGGCGCGCGAGGGGTTGCGCAGCAGCGTTTGCAACAGCTTGCAGGCGGCGCTGAGCGGTCAGAAGAATTAGGCCGGATGATCCGACCAGAAACTGAAATTGGCCTTTCACCAGCGCAGCAGACCGGTGACCCCAACTTGTTGGCGCTTGAACAAAGTGCAATGCGTGAAGACCCGTTAATTCGCGAAGCTATTGAAGCGCAGCGGTTTGGCGCAGAAACACGCGCACGCGACTTGATGGCGACAGGCAGCCGACCAGAAGATGCGCAGGCATTTTTGGCAGAACGGCAAGAGCGAGCGCGGTCAAATATTAATTTAATGGTGGAGCGTGCCACGCGTCGAGCATCAGAAAATCGCCCGTTGGCGAATATGACACCATCGGAAGCCAGTGAAGTTGTCGCTAAAGAAATTCGGGAAGCCGAAGCTGATGCGCTTGCGCAAGAAAAAGAGCTTTGGAACCAAGTGCCTAAAGGCGCACAAGTTTCGGCAGAGGGCAGTAAATCGGCTGCGCAGTCTGTTATCGACGCCACCCCTTGGGCGCAGCGCAGCGACATTCCAAACGTAGTTGAGCAGCTTACAGCGCAACCTGACGCGCAAACAGTGTCAGAAATGCACGGCTTATATTCCGAATTGCGGCGCATTGCCCGCAGTTCAATGGCTGGCACTGACCAGAACAGGAACAGAGCCAGAATTGCGAACCTTGTGGCGGACAACATCTTGCAAGACCTTGGTGCGATTGACGGGTCAACAGAAATTGGCCGCACAATTAATCAGGCGCGCGCTTACAGCCGAGAAATGCATGAAGTGTTTGACCGTGGAACAGTTGGCCGACTTCTAAAGCGAACCGTTGACGGTGACGAACAAGTTGATCCTTTGCTTTCGCTTGAGCGCGCAGTCGGGCGGGGCGGCACGCAAGCGCTTGTTGGATCGCAGGACATTCGACGCGCCGCTGACACGGACGCCGTAGATGACGCAGTTGAGCAATATATGATTAACGCATTTAACGACCGTGTGTTTACTGGCGACACCTTCAGCCAATCAAAAGCGACCACGTTCTTAAACCAAAACCGTGAGATTTTGGACCGCTTCCCGTATTTGCGAGACACGTTCCAATCTGCGGTAGACCAACAGCAGCGTGCCAAGCTGGCGCAAACGCGGGGGCAAGATTTTGAAAAAGGCGTTTCAAAGTCAGCGGCATCGCGGTTTATTGAGGCGCGCCCAAGTGAGGCAATCCAAACAATCTTTCGAGCGTCTCGCCCAGAGGAAATGGCAAAAAGCATATTGCAACAGGCCCGCAAGGACCAAAGCGGCAAAGCTATTGAAGGCTTTAAGGGTGCTTTTTCTGATTACTTGATGGGGCAAGCCACAACTCGCACGCCTAACGGTCAAATTTTGCAAGGCCAAAAATTGCGCGAAGTTTTGGACAATCCAGACGTTCAAAAGGTTATGGGACAGGTTTATAGCAACCCAGAAAAAACGCGCCTAAACGCTATTGCAGCGGAATTGCGAAAGTTGGACGCAGCGCGCGGCGGCGGGGCAGGCGTTGATGCTTTGGCAGATCGCCCGACAAACGCGTTGGCTTCTGTTTATGGCCGTATTTTGGGCGCACGTGCTGGCGCGCAAATGGGTGGAGGATTTGCAGGCGGGTTGCAAAGCGCGCAAATTGTTTCGTCTCGGGTGCAGCGGGTTTTGGAGCGCGTAACAAATGACAAAGCGCAACAGATGCTTAGAGACGCGGTGCAAGACCCTGTTTTGTTTCGAAGCCTATTGATGGACGTAACAGTTCCTAAAAACTCGGAACGAATTTTAAAGTCGTTAGCACCTTATGTTTCTGGCGGTATTTCCACGCAATTAGACAATGCTGACCAATCCCGCTAACCCTATGGCCAAAATACCACAATGTTGCTATACTGGCACACATAAGGAGGCACCATGCGCCCAAAGCCAATGACTAAAGATGAGATCGAGGGGATCGTCAGCAAGGCCGTTGACGATGCCGTGGATTTTATCGACAGCGACATTGCGCCTGAGCGCATTAAGGCGCAGCGGTATTTTGATGGCGACGTTGATCTTGGCCATGAGGATGGCCGAAGCGGTGTTGTGGCTACCAAGGTGCGCGACGCGGTGCGGGCGATTAAGCCCAGCTTAATGCGTGTCTTTACTGCAACAGATAAGCCTGTTGAGTTTGTGCCGAACGGCCCAGAAGATGTGCAGGCGGCTGAGATGGCCACCAAGTATGCAAGCTACAAGTTCGGCCAGAACAACGGCTTTCGCGTCTTGCAAGACGTGTTCCATGACGCGTTGGTTAAAAAGGCTGGCATTGCCAAGGCGTATTACGACGAGACGCCAAACGTAGAGTTTCACGACTTTGACAATCTGAGCGATGAAGAATTTTCGCTGCTGGTTGATGAGGATGACGTTGAGGTGGTTGAACACACCGAAACGATTGAGATTGAACTTGACGAAATGGGCGTTGAGGTTGAGCGTCCGTATCACAGCGCCAAGATTGCCCGCACCATCACTAAGGGCGACATCAAGATTGAAAGCGTGCCGCCTGAAGAGTTCTTTGTGGATCGCAACGCCCGGTCTGTTGATGACTATTATGTGATCGGCAACCGCAATGAAATGCGCGTTGGTGATCTTGTGGCGCTGGGGTTTGAGATGGAAGAGGTCATGAACTTCGGCGGCTACACCGACGCTGACACCACGGCAGACGAGGCCGAGTTTGAGCGTCGCGGCTACAGCGTTGACGACGATGAGGACGAGGACGCCCGCGACCCGTCGATGAAGAAGGTGCTGGTCACTGAAGCCTATATGAAGATGGATATTGAAGGCACGGGCGTGCCGCGCCTGTATTACTTCATCTTGGGCGGCGGTAGCTACAAACTACTAGACTACGACGTGGCTGACACCGCGCCTTACAGCGTGTTTGAGGTGGACCCAGAGCCGCACGCCTTTTTTGGCCGCAGCATCGCTGATCTGTTAATTTACGATCAGGACGCAGCCACATCCATGCTGCGTGGTGTGCTGGATAACGTGGCGCTGACTAACAACCCCGGCACTGAAATTGTTGACGGGCAGGTCAACATTGACGATTTGCTAAACAACGAAATTGGCCGCGTGGTGCGGGTTAAGCAACCGGGCGCAATGCGCGAACTGGCCGTGCCGTTTACCGCTGGCAGCACCTTGCCTGCCTTGCAGTATTTCGACCAAAGCATTGAATCCAAAACAGGCATTTCACGCGCCGCTCAGGGCTTAGACCCTGACGTTTTGCAGTCGGCATCTGCCACAGCAGTTGCGGCGACCGCAGAGGCTGCGTCTGGCCAGATTGAGGTGATTGCACGCAACTTGGCAGAAGGCGGCATGAAGCGTCTGTTCAAGATCGTGCTTGGCCTAATAATCAAGAACGCTGACGACGAAAAGATGATCCGCTTGGATGATGAGTTCTTGCCGATTGATCCGCGCGCTTGGAACGCTGACATGGATATGTCGGTCAACGTCGGGATCGGCACCAGCCGCGAACAGGAAAAGGCCGCCGTGCTGCGCGAGGTGTTCAATTACCAAACGCAGATGTGGCAGGCGTATGGCCCAAGCAACGGCTTGGTCACGATGACGCAAATGCGGAACACGCTCGCTGACATGCTGGCCACGTCGGGCGTAAACAACGCCAGCCGCTACTTTATGCCAATGGACCCGCAAACTGAGCAACTGCTTATGCAGCAAGCAGCACAGGCCGCACAGCAGGCCGCACAGGGCGGCAGCGATCCGAATCAAGCATACATGGCCGCTGAGCAAATGAAGGCTCAGAGCCGCATGCAGGTGGATATGGCCAAGCTGCAACTGGAAGGCCAGAAGGCAATGGCCGAAGAGCAGCGCAAGCGTCAAGAAATGCTTATGGAAGACGACCAAGAACGCGACCAGATGGTGCAGGACTTGGCCGTCAAGGTTGCCGAGATACTCGGCAAATATGGCACACAGGTTGATGTGGCGCGCGTGCAGGCTGAACAAGCCGCGCCGCGCAATCCAATGGGTGACATGTGATGAATAAGGACGACGTGAAAGTTCGCGCCTCACGCGCCAAAGCGTTGATGCAGAGCGACGCCTTCACGGAGGCCATGACAGATTTGCGGAGCCGTCAGATTGACGTTTTCGTAAACAGCGGGGCCGACGAGATGGAATCCCGCGAGGAGGCGCACGCAATGGTGCGTGCGTTAAACCGGATCGAGGAAGCCCTGCAAGCCGACGTAGATGCAGGCACGATCCTTGACAAGAAAGAGGAGCGGCACCGTGGCTGACACGACTGCACCAGACGGCAGCATTGACGCTGTAACAGACATGCTGATGCAAGAGGCACCGGCAGAAGAAAATCAAGACGTGGCAGAAGACGATGCCGCAGAGGTAACTGATGACGATCAGCCTGAAGCGGTGGAAGCTGAGGCCGAAGAACTTGATGACGTAGACGCCGACGATACAGGCGAAGAAGTGGATGATGAAGCCGAAGAAGCCGACGGCGATGAGGAGCCTGCGGGTGATGTCTTTACTGTCAAGGTAGACGGTCAAGAACAGCAGGTGACCCTTGACGACCTAAAGCGGTCTTATTCGGGACAGGCATACATCCAGAAAGGCATGGAGGAAGCTGCACAGTCTAAAAAACAGGCTGAACAGGTTTACCAAGCCTTGCAAGAGGAGCGGCAGAAGCTGGCCGCCACTTTCCAGCAGCTTCAGACCGAAGGCGCGCCCCAAATGCCAAGTAAGCCGTCGAAGGAGTTAATGAACTCCGACCCGATTGCGTACTTTGAGCAGATGGAGGCTTATCGCGAAGGCATGGAACAATACCAACAGTTCCAGCAGCAACAGCAGACTATGACGCAACAGCAAACCGAAGCCCAGCAGCGCGCCCAACAGGCGTATCTTGCTGAGCAGGCGCAGTTGCTCACGCAGGCGATCCCTGAACTTGCTGACCCTGAAAAGGGCAAGCAGATGAAGGAACAGCTTGTGCAAACTGGTGTTGAAGCATACGGATACACCCAAGAAGAAATGGCTCAAGTCATGGACGCGCGGGCGGTTCGGGTGTTGGCTGACGCGATGAAATACCGGCAACTTCAAAAGGGGAAAGGCAAGGCTGAGCAAAAAGCCAAAGGTGCCCGACCCGTTGTGAAGCCCGGCGTCAAGAAGTCTGACACGACTGGGAAGGTGGCGAAGCAGCGTAAAGCGGCTGCTCGGATGAAGAAGAACGGCAACGTCGATGACGTTGCATCATTTTTGCTTTCCTGAATGGAGGACTAAACTATGGCCGTTAATGCCAATACCAATGAGACATACGATGTTTCGACAATTCGCGAAGACCTGCAAGACGCGTTGATTTCGATCAGCCCGACTGACACGCCGTTCATGACGGCGATTGGTCGCCGCAACATTGACAACACCTTCTTTGAATGGGGCGTTGTTTCGCTGGCTGACACTGACACCAGCAACCGCGTGGCTGAAGGCGAAGCATCGCCGGGTAACGACGCACCGACCAACGCAGTTCGTCAGGGTAACTACGCTCAGATTTCGGACAAGGTGGTTGAAGTGTCGGACACCTCGAATGCTGTCAACGGCGCGGGTGACGCTCAAACGCTTGCTAAGCAGATTGCTTATAAGCTGAAAGAGATGAAGCGTGACATGGAAAGCATGTTGCTGGACAACGTGCCCGGATCGGCTGGTTCAAGCGGCACCGCGCGTCAAACCGCTGGTCTGCCTGCTTGGCTCAAGACCAACGTGGATCGTGGCGTCGGCGGCGCAGACGGCACCACATCGGGCGCTGGCGACGCTGGCTATCCCGACGCGGCTGCCACTGACGGCACACAGCGCGCGCTGACTGAGGCACTGCTGAAGTCGGTTATCGCAAGCTGCTGGGAAGAAGGCGCTGAGCCTTCGATTGTTCTGGTTGGCCCGACTGCCAAGCAGAAGATTTCCACTTTCGACGGCAACGCGACACGCTTCAAGGAAGCCGAAGACAGCAAGATCAACGCGGCCATTGACGTTTATATCAGCGACTTTGGTGAATTGCAGATCGTGCCGACGCGCTTCCAGCGTAACCGTGACGTGTTTGTTCTTGATCCTTCCTACGCACGCGTGGGCTACCTCAAGAACACCACGCAAACCGAACTGGCTCGCACAGGTCACTCGGAGCGTCGCCTGATTAGCGCCGAGTATGGCTTGCAGGTGGACAACGAAGCGGCACACGGCGTCATTGCCGACATTGACGCTTCGCTGTAATTTGAAATGATCGGGGCGGCTTCGGTCGCCCCTTTCACCACAAAAGGATTTGCATGATGCCGAAGATTAAAATCACCACAGACCGCAAGCCGTGGGTCAATGGCCGACCCCAACCCAAAGGCGAAACGCTTGATGTTGACGCAGACACCGCAGACATGATGGTTGAGCTTGGCTTTGCCGAAAAAGTGCGAGGCGCTCCCAAAAAGGCGGTGCTTGACGATGATTAAAGAGCGGATGTTTGAAAACGACGGCACCCTACGCATCATCCGAAGTCAAGACGTGCAGCCGATCCTAGAAGCCAACAAGCGCGCCCAAAATACAGAGATTGATCGCAAGTCTGAAATGCGCCGTGCTGGCAGTATCCCTTATGTCATTGCTGAACAGTGGTCGCGCGAATGCGGCGCTGCCATTGGCACAAAAGAGTTTGGCGAATACGCCAAGAAAAAGCTGATGGATGGCGATTGGGCCAAGTTGCGCGTTCGCGGATTTTGATAAAAAGGGGCCGACATGCCAGATTGGATCCCTGATAGCTGGAAAATTGCCCTTGCTGTTGTGGCATTTGTGGTCTGGCTTGTGCGCCTTGAAAGCAAGGGCTTGCAAAACGAGCGCGAGATTAAGCGGCTGTGGAACCAGCGCAAGGAAGACCTTGACGCGGCCAAGGAGGATCGGCAGCGCATTCACAATATTCTGACTGAGATACAGGGCGACATAAAGCAGTTGATTGCAAAGGTGGGGAAATGACTTACCGATCAGACGATAACGTCAAGTGGATCGTAATTCACTATTCAGCCACCCCCGTTGAGTCTGACTTTTCAATCGCTGACATTGACGAGATGCATCGCAGGCGCGGTTTCAAAGAGATTGGCTATCACAAGTATATCCGCAAGTCTGGCCTTGTTGAAAAGGGCCGCGACCTGACCAAGC